GCAAACGGGTTCTGTGCCGCGAGAGCACGACGGGCTAACGGGTTCATAGATCCTGGTGTAGCCGCCGCCTGTTGTCTCCAGGCCGTCTGGAACGGCACCTGTGAGGCATACGACTCAGCACTCAAGCCAAGAGCCTGCATCTGTTCAGGGTTCATGATCCCTTCTAAGAATCCAAGATCTCCGCCACTAGAAGGATCGGGCAGCTTAGGAGTAAAGGTAGTCGTAGTTGTTGGATCCATAGGATCAAGATTGTATCCAGTAAGATCGGCTCCCGATGGTTGAAGGTTGCCCCACATACCGGGATTGGTGTTCATGTATATGCCGATAGGCAAAGTATCAAAGCCCGATAGGGTGCGTATGTCCCCCATGGCATCTCGCAGCACTGATATCACATTGTTATCATCAGCCGCTTGAGCTTTACGGGCATTTGCACTGGTACCATAGTCAGGGTTATTACTTATGTACTCTCTGGCCATATCACCAAGAGCGTTAAAAGACTCTGCGTCATTAGCCCAACTTGAGGGATCGGTACCAAGTAACTGACGCAAGAACAAGGTGTACGGTGTGTCATCTTTAGCGGTTACATCCTGCGCAGAGCCAGGTGACTCACGGACTATTTCCCCCAACGGAGTAGGATCACCAGTCATTTGGACGAATTTACCGCTCCCACGACCCCCATTGATATCGCTGCCTTCTACGAACCCAGCTTTCTCATCCTCAGATAAAGGGGTAGACTCCAGGGCTCCAGTGAACTGGTTCGTGGATACCGTCGTGCCCCGTCTGCTCTGTTCGTTCCTGGCTGACCAGAAGAGGCTATCAGTGATGCCCTGACCGCCAAGTCCCTGCTTTACCAGGTCTCCCAATTGTTTATCAGTCAGGTCAGATATCTGTGTATCTTTTCCTATACCGAATAACGTAGGACTATCTGGGGCGAGTTCGGCAACGGTCTGGCTGGGATCCCTGTTGGTCATCCGGTTGTAGTCGGTCATAGCCGCCGCTCGCTGTACCTCTTTGATCGGTGCGTCGATCTCCTGTACATCTGCGGCAGTCACCGGAGCCCCCTGGTTGACCCACTTATCCTGAGCGGCCTTGATCAAAGCCTTGGTATTGATGGCACTGTTGAATATCTCGGCACTGATGCCAAGGTCCAATGCTTCTTCGAATTCTTCTAATTGTTCCTGGTTATTCTCTGGAGCACCTACGTTCTGCTCAGATATGGCCTCACGCAGGGCACCCATATCAACAGAACCGTGGCTCCGTTCGATGGCGGCAGCCGCTACCGATAGAGCCGACTCCAGGTTAGAACGACCCGTGCCAATAGAGATGCCGCCCTTGATCCCGCTTTGGGCTTCGGATAGTCTGACTGTGATCTGCGCCATCTACTATGCTCCCGGTGGAAATAAGCCTAGTCTTGTTAGCCGTTCGTTTATACCCATCCGACCCGGCCTGGGTGAACCTGCCGGTACGTTAGGTCCTGCCTGCGGCGTGGGCATCGGAGGTGGTGTCCCCATCATGGCCGGTGGCATCACTGAAGGTGAGACACCCTGGGGAGCGGGACCTTGCTGTGGGCCTCCCGGCCCTCCCGGCCCTGGCGGGGCTCCGCCCCCAGGAGCCATCCCAGGCATCATGCCCTGGGCTCTCATCATCTGTTTCTGGATGATCACTTCCATGAGCTGACCGAAGTAGAACTGGCTCAGGTCTGAACGGCCCCGTTCTTCTGTTGCTTTAAGTAGTGACCAGAGTTGGGCCTCGGGTAGTACCTGTTCTGCCAGTTGTTCTTTGATCGCGGCATCTGCTTCGTCAGCGTTCTGCAAGCCGAGTATCTCGTCCCGGATCATGCGGTCAGGTAGGAGCGGCATCTGGCCGTCTCTGGCTATCTGGGCCATATTCATCTTGGTCATGTCATCTTGCGGTAGGTCACCGATCAGGGTGATCTCTGGTGCGCCTATCCCTTCGATGATGTTGGGTTCGATCATCTCGTCGAACCAGTTTCGGTTATTGGCCCAGCCTGCAAGCTGCATGGTCTGGAAAGAACCCGACGCGTACTGGTCGGAGAACAGGTTGCAGACCTGCAAGTAGGCGTTGGCTAGAGACTTCAGCCGGGGTTGGATCACGGTCTCGATACCCTGGCGTAGGGTATTTATAGCAAAACCCGAGAGTTGGAACTGAAGCTCCCCGTATACACTATAGGGTAGGGAGCCCCTCTGTATCTCACCAGATACCAGGCCCATGAAGGAGCTGGACTCCCTGGCCATCTCCATGAGACCCAGGGGCGCGACTTCCTCTCCCTCGGCAAGGCTGATCTCCGCACCGGCCTGGTACGGGTCTTCATCTAGTGTCTTAGATCCGTCCCGGCTCCGTACCACGATCCCTTGCTTCCGCGCCCTCGCTACCAACTCCAACATCACAGACATCATGAAGTTGTTCCGTGCGAAGAGTTCCCGGTTCGATTTGAAGATGGACTCGCCGTAGTTAGCGCAGGTATCCGAGCTATAACGGTTCATTAGCCGGGGTTGGATGGGGGGTTGGGAGCCTACAGCTCCGACAATGACTGGAACCCGGTTTGAACCGTGGGGTGTGGGCTCTTTAGCGAAGGATCCCTGGATGACTACGCAGTTATCTTCCTTGTCGTAGTAGTCATAGACGTCGATCCCTATCTCGTCGAACCCGGTGTGGGTGCTCATGCCTTCTTCTAGCTTGAAGTCAGGGTACTCGGACTCGATCTCGGCACGGGTCTTCCTGATCCGGTAACACGCCCAGTCCAGTCCCTTCCCATCCATACACCAGAAGGTATGGAGCGGATCCCACGGCGTGAAGTCGGCATAGGTCTCCCCATCGTCATCTTTCATGAGGAGGGCGCGGCCAGCATACCAACCACGCATAGAAATGTACCAACATAGGCTTTGTTGGGCTGATGGGAGGAGTAATTGGGTCAAACGCTCGTCATTGGCCCGGAAAAGTCCGATCAAGAACTTCTCTTTGGCATCAAAACGCAGCCTATCTATCTCATGGGTGTTGTTATAGGGCATACGGATGATGATCTCGTGGTTAGTGAGCCAACCAACGATCTTATCGGCGTATACCTGGGGTGAGTTGGACGTATAGCTCTCATATCCGTCCCCGGCGTCGTATTCCGCCAGGTTATACAGCTCATAGTCCTCTTCCATGCGCACACGGAGGGCATCAGTCTCATCTGCGTGCCGTTGGACTGCCTGGACGATCTCCTCGGGCTCACATTTAGCCAATTCTAGCTCCTGTTACCAGTGTTTCACCCGAATAGTCTTACGATTCCCGGCGTGGGCGTACCCAAACTGGTCGACCAGGCCGTAGATCGTGGCCTTTATCCCGTGGTTGTTCCGGTCTTCCGGGATATCGCCTACTATATTACCATCCCGGTCGGTTTTCCAGCGATATACCCTGGTTTGTCCGTCAAAGGGGTTAGATAAAGCCCCGAATTCACTCAATATGCCCCGGCATTTGTTGTCAAACATGATCCTGGGAGCCCCGGTCAGGGGGTCTACCTTCAAGAACGTCTTCAACCTCTCCGTTCCCTCGTTGATCCTGACCCTACGGGACGAAAGATAGAGCCCGGTCTCGGCCAACCACTGTTCTGCGACGGCTGGCATGTTGTGATGTTGGGTACCGTAGACGTCAACCACCCCGAAATGCACATTACACTCACCGTCTTTACCCCACCAGGGCCTATTCCTTGCTATCTGAATGATCTCGGAGGTCACCCGGCCCCTCTCGTAGATCTCATCGAACACCCTGACCATGCCATCGATGATCTGGACCGCCATCACAGCGCAGGCATCTCCGTATCCAGGGTCGATCCAGAGGTGTACAGGCTCCTCAGGTATCCATTCGACATCCTTTATGTGGGCATCGGGCCGAAATTCGTGGAATACTAACCCCTTCGGAGGGCAAGGTATCCCCTCGATCCGCTCCATGAAGAACTCATCGGAGCTGGCGGCCCGTAACCTGTCCATCTCGGGGTCTTCCCGGCCCCCAGGATATAGATGGAAGTTGCTATAAGAGGGCAGAGAGTAACTTACCTCGTCTTCTAACCCATGACTCCACGCCTGGACCAACTGGGGGTACCAACCAAGCGACCCTTCCATGGTCCCAGACATGAATAACCACCCACGACGGGGGGCAAGCCTGGATCTCAACCTGTGGTAGGTCTCCAAGTCCAACTGGCTGGCCTCACACCCCAGTATCCCGTTGGGCGCACGCATCGCCAGCGTCCTCGGATCCTTACCACTCTTCGTCTCAATGCGGGTGCCGTCAAATAAGATGATCCTGCCAGGGTCAACCCGCTTGGTAGCCTCTTTAAGTACCCCTAACTTCCCAAAATCCTCTACCAGGTACTCAAATTCAGCCCTGGTCCTCTCGTAGTCCGCCGCAACCAGCCAGTACAGCCCCGGATCCTCAGTCTCAGCGAACCGGGCCAATAGATACTTGGCTGCCACCACCGACTTACCCGCCTGCTCACCACCAGCCACCACGATGTACCGCTTCCTACTCGATACCACCTCTTCCTGGGCAGGTGTAGGCTTATACCCTACCGTCTCATACAGCGTCTGTACGTATTGGGGAAGCTCCGTTACCGTCGTCACCATTCGGTACCACTACCTCCTTGGCTTCCTTAGCCAGCTTCCTGATCTCCGAGAGGGTCTGCTTAGCATTGTCCTCATTCCCGGCTACGTTCATCTTATACTTCTCAGGCCACGCCCCGTTCAATGCAAAGATCAGCAATGTCGGGTTCTGCCCCGGCTTCATCTCCTCGATCAACGCAAACATTTTGGACTCAAGATACTCCCGGTGGCTCTGCCTCGCATGATCATACTTAGCCCGGAAACCGTGTAGGTCATCCTTGAACCACCGATCCACCGTAGACCTGTCGATCTCGGCTACCTTCGCAGCGTTCCGGACAGTCCCCAACTCGGCGTAGGCCCTCAGATATCTATCCTGTCTTTCCAACACCGCTTCTTTACTATTACTAGCCATGTGCACACCTGTGCGCACACCCTGTGCGCCCTCCTAAAATGACTAAGCGCACACCCTGTGCACCTAAGTGTGCAGGTGTGTGCGCCCTATTTCACGCCTATATCAACATTTACTGGGGATAATCCGAGACACAATCCCCCCCAATGCTCGTTTGCTCCTCCTGTCTGCGCCGCTCCGCCAGAGCATAGCGTTCAAATCAGCTCTTGTCAATGAAAAAGGCCTTTATACACATTGAATTGTCGCGGGTAGGACACTATCTACTCATTAGACGGGTAAGCCATGGGGGGGTAGGGCCTTTTACTGGCTCGTGGCGCGTGGTGCATGTACTGGTACACGCTAGACAACTAGCCACGTGCAGGCTAGTCTAGTGAAGCCAGGCAAGTTGTCACACGAGGAGTAGAGCGCATGTCGAAACGCAGTCCATCATCCAGAGCGCGCTACGTAGCGCACACCATAGATGCTGAGCCCACGCGCTACATCGTGGCCACGCGTGAGCCAGTACAGCCTTATGGCTACGTACTGGAGAGCGCGCTACCTAGCCCACGCCACGTGGGCCAGGCTAGTCATACCACTAGATGTGCATCTAGTGAGCCCGTAAGTCTAGGCAGGCGCAACAGTGAGCCACGCGGATTGCCTACCACGTCCAGCCTACATTCTGAGCGCGCGCCTATAGGCCACTCACGATTGAGCCAGCATCGGCGCAAGCTCAAGAATCTATCTAAGCCATTCCTGCGCTCGGGCCACGTGAAGGTGTGCTGAGCGCACCTACAATCGAATACGTGCCACGCGCTCACGTTAAACGGCGTCGATGATTCAAGGTTAAACCGTAGCCACATTCCCACTAGATGTGCATCTAGTAGGAATCTGGCCACGGCTCAGCCGTGAGTATTTACTAGGAGCGTGTCATTATGACCGCAAAGATTACAGTCAGCCCAGCCAGCCTTACCCGAGCCATCAGCCAGTCCGAGACTATATCCAACTGGGCAGCCCAGTTGATGGTAGGCGCAGATGCTACTATCGACCGAATAACAGTTGTGCCAGGCATCCAAGGCCGAGACCGTTTCTGCGCTCGCAAATCTCCCGAGTATCAACAGGCAGGCGCAGAAGATACACACCGGGCTATAGTCATTGACGCCAAACATTTCGATACCAGCCAGCCAGACTGGCTCGAAAATCTGTTTATCCAAATCATCCACGAGACCGCTGAAATGGTAGCCCGAGTGCTACATCTTAAGGTTGGCTCGGGCTGTTGGCATAATGAGGCTTTCCGAGGATTACTGGCTAAGGTAGGGTTAGAGTTCAAAGGTGCTAAAGGTACTGGTACGCTGGCCAACTTTGGTTATGTTGGAATGAAGTTGACGCCTACGCGCCGCGCGCGTATCGCCGAGATTCTGGCTGAGCTTAAGGTTGACGTGAAGGCATTCACGGTCTCACGTGTCGAGCGTCCAGCCGCTGAGCCCAAACCCGAGAATAGCCGCGTCAACTTTGGATGTGAGTGCATGCACATCTACATCACTCGGAAACAGGTACCGGAAATGGAAGCTGGGTTGCACACCTGCGCCGCTGGCCACGAGTGGGCCATCCTATCCTAGATTCCATCCAAACCCACGCCTCACTAGATGTGCATCTAGTGAGGCGCAATCTATTACAGGAGCGTGAGTACATACACTGATACGTGACCTATCACATCAACCCCACTAGATGTGCATCTAGTGGGGTTTAGTGATGGGCCAACACGACGTGTTGAGATTCAACCCATCACCACTAGATGTGCATCTAGTGGCGGGAGATTCAGTCATGGAAAACCTAGGTAGGCAAGCAGCCCAGGTAGAAGAACAGTTGAAAGTGGTCCAACTGTGCATGATGGGATGTGGTAGGCAGGTAGACATAGACAACAGCATACCCATTGAACCTGGCTTGTTCATCGCTGGCTCACGCATCTGCAACCCATGCGTAGAGAAAAAGATTTTCAAGCAGCAGGCTGAGCGCATCACACTCTACTAGATGTGCATCTAGTGAGAAGTCACGATCAAAAATACAGGAGATAAACATGAGACGTATCCACTGTCAGAAATGCGAGGCGTTCCTAACTGTTGACCAGACACACATAGACGACGGGCTATGTGATATGTGCTGGCCTTACCGTGATGTGCCGAGACTGCACAAAGAACAGATGGAAGGAGACAAGAGATACTGCACCGTGTGCGGTGATGGTGACCTGGAAGAATACTACATCTTCCCTGACTGTAACCCAGGGATGGATTACTTCTGCAACGACCACGAGCCTAAGAACATGACGTTCATGGACGTCATTAGGTTCAACTATCTCAGCACATACCCTAAGTATGACCCTAACACTGTGCCTACCACCATCGTGCGGATAGATAAGTGGACGATACTCATACCCACGTTCCAACAGATGTGCGACTACTCCGAGGAGCTGGCGTACTGGACTACAAGAGACTAGATGTGCATCTAGTGAGGAGAGATTATGCAAGGATGCCAACAACCGCTGGTGTGGTACCAGACAGTACCACTTGGATACTACGACTACAAAGAGATAGAGATGCATACCACGTGCGGTACATCTCAGACCGATGTAGAAGGGCACACCAGGACACGTCTATGTGAGACATGCTACCACTGGTATCAAGAGAGATACCCACAAGGCTGGTCATGTTATCCAGGTGACACATGCCAACACGGTGTGTATGTAGGTGGCGTGATGTACGACTACCTATGTCCTGACTGTGAGGCAGGTGATGGCGTGTTGACTGGCCCTCGTAAGCGCACGCCAGAGGAAATCGTCAGGCAATGGGAGTCTATGAGTGAGAGGTAATGGCAATCTACTAGATGTGCATCTAGTGAAATAAATCTAACTAGGAGATAAGGCATTATGCCTACGATATTCATTAGCAACAGGCACTCAAGTGAACCGCACGACTTCAACTGGGTCTGGCCTTCGGACCCGAACGTTCGAAACGAGCACCTAACTAACTGGGCCAGGACATACGATAGCCTAGGGGTAGGCGGGTGGACTCACAGATGTGGCTATGATGCCTACGTGTCCATGACACCACCACCGATAGACGCTGTGACCACAGGTGGTACGGTCATACCAGCGACGGGTTGCTTCGATGTGGTGACACACAGCACGCCCGGCTTGCAGTTCTACTGCCGTCCCGACCGCCACGCCTACAACGATAACACTGGCAGATGGGAGCCTGGGTGTGGGCGTACCATCTCTCTGACTGGTACACAAACACACCGTTGTGGCCCGTGTAGCAGGTGCGGTGAATACGATAACGCCTCGTACCGTGTGGAGAGCACCGACCACAACATGACATACACCCTATGCCGTGTGTGCTACGAATACCTGACCTTCGACAGGCCACGGTGCATATGCACACGCTGTGAGCGTGTGATTTCGGTGAATGAGGACGAGACAACCTCATTCGGTGATGGCAACTGGTGTGAGAACTGCATGAGTGAGTACACCTACACCTGTGATGTGTGCCAAGACTCTTATGACCGGGATAACGGTGCGTACTGTGAGTATTGTGAGTGCTGTGATGCGTGTAGTGACTACTGTCTGGAGATGCACCAAGAGAACTGCTCTGAGTACCAATACGAGCAGAACGGTGGTGGTGGACGCTTACAAAACTATAGCTTCACACCCTACCTCGTATTCCACGGTGACACCCGAGCAGGGCAAGCCCTGTTCATGGGCGTGGAGCTTGAGGTAGACCAGCACCGGAGCAGAGACACTGGATACCCAGACATCGACTCGTTCCTTGAGGATGCCCAACGTATCCTCACACCCATACAGCGTAGCCAGAACGTGGATGATATGGGTCTGTTCTACTTCAAAGAGGACGGGTCACTCCGTAACGGTGTCGAGATAGTATCTAACCCGGCCACGCTACAATTCCACATGGATACCATGCCGTGGCGCAGCATCATGGACGCAGCCAGGGACAACAGGTTGTTCGGGCATAACACCGATACCGCTGGCCTACACATCCACGTATCGAGGACAGGTCTGGGTATCAGCAAGGCCGAGCAAGAGTATACCCTGGCTAAGCTAGTCATGTTGATGTGGCGTCTATGGCCTGAGTTGTTCGCCTTCTCACGGCGTACCGAGCAGACCATGACCCAGTGGGCCTTGCCCAACCACATGTTCGTACCCGACGTGAGACGGTGCGAGTGTGGTAACAATGGGTGTAATGACTGCATGTCCAACCTGGCTTTCGACCTGATCAAACGTGGCAATGAGTCCGTATCCAAGTTCACCCAACAGAAGTACACGGCAGTCAACACACGGCCACGGGATACCCTTGAGTTCAGGCTGTGGCGCAGCACACTCAGGTACGACACGTTCATGGCTACCATGCAGTTGACCAAGCTACTGATCGACATGAGCATGGAGTTCGACATCACCCACCTGGGCCACGTGAGTTGGGAAGACCTTCTGTCCCAAGCTGCCAGCCACGAGTACACCCACTTGTGGGACTACGCCACCACCCCCGAGATACGGGAGAAGATGGAACTTGTGAGGCACAGCTGGTCTCCAGCAAACGCCGTAGCACTAGATAAGCGGTACATGAACGACGAGCTACTGCAACTGAGCCACGAACGGTTGGTGATAGCCGACACCATAGCTGCTGCCGATATCCTATACCAACAAACCATCAATGCTTATACGGCAACAATCAACTAGCACACCTATCCCCCCCTAAAGGGGGGATAGTGTGCTACTCACTAGATGTGCATCTAGTAATATATTTAGGAGACACAATATGTGTATCATATGTCGCAAACAACCCAAGGTAAAACTGGACGAGGAATCCTGGGGTTGGTTAGAGAACTCGTTCGATGGCAACGACGACGGTGCCGGGTTCATGTACCGGGCCGACGGTAAGGTGCGGATCTTCAAGGGCTACATGACCTGGGAATCCTTCCGGGATGCGGTACTAGATAAGCTCGATATCATCAACAAGCAGGAAGTCATCTTCCACTTCCGTATCGGGACGTCGGGTACCACATCCAAGGCCATGTGCCACCCGTTCCCCATATCCAAGAAAGATTCCACTCTGGGGCAGACCAAGCTTAAGACCAATGCTGCCCTGGTACACAACGGCATCATCCCTGGCTATGGTGATAAGGAGTTCTCGGATACCCATGTATTCGTGAGGGACGTGCTCACTGAGCTGCCGTATAAGACTAAGGCCATGCGTCAACTGATGGCCTCAGCCTTGCACAGTAAGTTCATGATCATGGACGCTGATACCACCTATCTCATGGGAGATTTCGAGAAGGAAGAGGGGTGGGAGTTCAGCAACGGAAGCTACAAGTACAAGCCCCGACCCTATACATACAGCGGTGGCGTTACCTCTGCCTACGGGGGTAAGGACTACGAATACTCCTGGCACCACGGGTATTCCAAGACGGAAGAGACAGTCAACAGCTTGTTGACTAACAAGGACATCGACCCGTTAGATCTACCCATACTGGACCCCCTTACCGGGGTCTATATCTACCCGGTGGAGTGCCACTTCTGTGGGGAGCCAGTGTTACCCGACGACCTCGTTGTCCGTGAGGACTTCAAGGATGAGGAAGATAAGCCCGTGTCCATGTGTGACCTGTGCTACGAATTCTACCAAGACGTAGGGCCAGAAGCCTACGCCCACGACCTAGAGGAAATCTATCCGACAGTAACAGGAGAGAAGTAATGGCTGATACATGGGTGGTAGTCGATAAGATACCAGACTGCGATATGTGCAAGGTATCAGGTGAGAATATCCCAGCGTATGTTGATGGCCAAACTGTCATGGGGCCGTGGGCTAACATGTGCTCCGAACATTTTGAGCTGTGCGGTGTGGGCCTGGGACTAGGCAAAGGCCAGAGATTACTAACGGAGGAGCCAATGATGACCTACGATCCGAAGCGTGACCCACTGACCATGCACCCCCTGTATCCGCTGATGCAGGGGGTACTCCATGTCCTTAACTCTACCGCCTACTACGACAGTGGGCGGTGGGTCATGGATAGGGATGAGGCACTGACCCTGGTGGAGACAGCGTTCAAGCACAAGATGGAGAGGTTGGACGACGACCTAATAGAGGAGGATTAACCATGAGTGAAGAAGATTTTTTCCCCAACACCACGGAGTTGATGCAACGGATCCAACACATAGCCACCCTGCCACAAGAGGTATTGGAGCGAGAGGGCTTGGAGATAGGGGGTGCCCTGATCAAGGTTACATCCCAGTGTCAGATAATGTCACGTCAGCTTGCCGAGCTTTTCGCCACGCTGATGGAGCAGGTGCCAGTAGACACACGATCTGAGCTGCTGGTGCGCTGGAACCGTGTGCAGGCAGAGCTAAGGCAGAGCATCTTGTTGGCTACCTAGGGGGAGATAGGCAACGGCCCCGGAACCGATACTAAGTATTGACAAGTGGTCTCTAGGATGCTAATCTTTAACAAAGAGGAGGAGCGATGGATATATTCTGCGAGAATTGCCGACATACCTATGTCGCCGTAAAAAGTAGAAGGCTACCTTTATGTCCTGGGTGTAGAGCCCGAGACAAGGTAGCCGACTACGTAGTAGATGAATGGTTAGACAACATCCAAATACAAGAAGAGAAGGAAGGTAAACCCGATGGCTACTATAGCTAAGATCCCCGAATGTGTCCAGCTAATGGAGAACCTGACCATAGAGACGGTCACCCCCGAGCTGGCCAAGGCTTACATTGCAACCATAGATAAGGTATCTGGTATCAAGGCCCGTCAATTCAAACAGGTTGTCATAGACCGCCTGTTCTACGACATCCTTGAAGGGTTGTGGATAGCTGATATCGACAGCTTCAAGTTCGATCAGCGTGGCCTACTCCGTGATGGTAACAATCGGTGCAAGGCTATCATCGAAGCCGATGTAGCTGTGCCAGTCATGATCAGACGCAACTGCACTGAAGAGTACCTGGCCCGTGTGGATACGGGCACCTCTCGTACTACCACCCATGTCCTTCAGATACATGCCGTACATAACCCGGTGGCGACTGGACGTGCCCTAGCCCTGCAATGGCAGTACGAGAACCTTTATCTGCCTGGTTCACGCCAACGGAACCGTATCCGTGAGGGTCTCCGCCGGGTAGATAACACCAACATCCTGGCCCACTTACACACCCATCCACGGATAGAGGACTCAGTGAAATTCGTTGAGGATATGCCTGGACTCAAGGGTCTAGGTAGCCTGGGTGAATTCGCATGGTGCCACTATGCTATATCCAACGTGAACCCTGGTCGTGCGGATCTGGTGACTGAGTTCTTCAGACGCTTAGCCCAGGGTATCTATACCCAGACCAATGATGTACTGATCAGCTTGCGCAGCCGACTGTTCCACAGCATGAATAGCGAACACCGGGGCAACCAAACTCATAGGCTGGCAGCAGGGCAGATGCCTGCTCTCGTCCTGAAGGGCTGGAATATATGGGCACAGGGCGAACAGAGAGAGGTGCTACGGTGGACGCCCGATCCTACTAATGCGATGACCAACGAACCTGCCAACTTCGGAGAGATGTACCCGCATCCCATCCAAGCGGAGTAACCATGTATACCAAGGCACGGAGAATCGACAGAGAGACCGCCTTTAGGCTGGCCTTTGTAGAGTGCCAAACATTCACGGAGATAGCGGAGAAGTACGGGGTGAGCAAGCAACGGATACAACAACTGGTGTCTGCTCCCCCCGCTATCCGTAAGTTCGTGTATGAGAACAACAGACGGGTGTGCCGCCAATGTGGTGCACCCGTGGTGCTCAGAGACATGCAAGTCCACGAACAAGGGGCAGGTCTCGTAGATAACTACGACAACATATCAATGCTTATATGCATGTGCCGGGACTGTCACGTCACCGAGCACATAAAAAATGAAGGGGGCTAAGATGCCTAGTATAGTCGGATATATCGAAGAACTGGACAAAGAAGGCAGAGCTACATCGGGGCGCAACAAGAAGTACAGCGTCAAGATAAACGATGGGGGCTCACTAGGATCCCGATATTTCGGGGCGTTCCAGAAAGAACTGGTCGCCAACCTAGAAGAGGGGGACTACGTGAACGTCATGTACAGCGAGACCCCCAACAAGAACAATGCTGACTTCCCATACCTGAACATAGATGCCATGACCAAGGTGACTGAGGCTGAGTATAACGAGGCCCCATCGGATCCGGTCATCACTGAGGCAGATAAAGCGAAGGCGGTGCAGACGCACGGCCCCTCCAATGGGGCTGGTCCGAGCAAGGCACAGGCATACAAGATGCCCGACTCCCCTGCGGTGCAACTGTCCTTCCAATGCCAGCACGCTACCGAGGCGGCCATCAAGTACGCCGACATGGTAGGTGGCAAGACCCTACCCGAGGTCATGGACTACGTGGACTACATAGTCCACCGCTGGAACTCTACGATCCTCAGCCTCAAGGATAACCTTGACGATGAGGACTACCTGCAAGAGTCTATCCTCACCTCTGATGTGGGTGTGGAGGAACGATCATGAGTTACGGCGAGTACATATGTAAACCACATGAGGTGATGGAGCCATCAGGCCCCCATCACTGGTATGCATACCGTCGGAATGAGGATGATACATGGTTCCGCTGTCAATGCGGCGTAACCAGATCAGGCGAGGATCTATACAACCAACCCATACCCGAGGAGAAGGACATATGGCCGATATAAATAGCATGACACGCTCAATGGCTAACCTGGAAGATATGAACGAGAGCCTTGAAGAGATCCGCCGTGCTATCACTACAGGGAACGAGATCCAAGAGCGGATAGCAAAGGCACTAGAAGAGATCATGCAAACGGTGCTAGAAGTCAACAAGTAGTTAACCTAGCGGTACTTCCTCCCAACCAGGGCACAACAGTTGGCGTGGTGTGACATCCACGTGGGCCGTGTCGCCATCACCCTATTGCACTAGGGCACCCCGGATTTTGTATTTTGCCGGGGTGCACATGATGATGGCTGGGTAATCCATTCGGCATTTGTAACGGTTGGCATACCGTGTCGTCAGACAAGGAAGTTAATGGGGGTCACCTCTCTCCTAGAGGGTACGGCCCCCGCCGCTATGACATTTAGGAGAATGATGTTTACATACACAGTTAAGGCAACCAAGCCCAAGCGCAAAAGCAAGAGCGATGCACTGTACAAGGAGAGGCGTACCTATGACGTGACCTTGTACGAAGACGACAAAGAGATAGCAACCAAGGCTGTCCCCTCGGTGACCACCATACTCGACGCTATGGGTGGGGATAAGACCCATCGTCTGGTCGGGTGGGCTAAGAGGGAGACGTACAACCACATACAAGCGGCCTTTGCTGGCCTCGATCTAGGCAAGGAGATAACCAAGCTGCAAGCAGAGGTGGCATCAGAGAACAGTCCACCTGCTGCGAAGTCGGTACTCCAACAGATGGTGATGATGCGCACCGCAGAGGAAGGCAGGTCTGCCTTTGAGAAGGAGAGCAGCAGGATAAAGGACTTCGGTAGCCGTGCCCATGACGTGCTGAAGGAGCTGCTCACTGGCAACGAGAGCGTGGATATACCTGACGACCTGACCCGTGTGGTCCAGGCAGGGCAGGCATGGCTACGTGATGAGGGCATCACCCCCATAGCCATAGAGATACCAGTGTTCCAGGTTAAGTACCCCTCTATAACCTTATCTCCCCATGCCTTGCTCCAGCGTATCTACTATGCGGGTACGGTGGATGGCATCGGCCTTGATAGGTCTGATGAACTGGTGATATGGGACTGGAAGACGGGTGGTCTGTATGCCGAGGGACGTATGCAGTTAGCGGCCTATGCCGCCGCTCTCCATTCCATCCAGTACACAAACCCGGATATCTACAAGGCAATGGAACACACCGAGAACTTCCCAGTGAGGGGATACTTGGTACAGATACCCAGAGAATACTCAGAGGGTATGGATCCGTGGAAGGTGGAGACCATAGACAGTGATGAACTGAATCGCCTGGGCGGGGTGTTCGACTGCGCCGTACCCATATACAAATGGCAAGACAGCGTGAGAGAGGCAGAGAAAGCTGAAAAGGAGAAGGCGCGGAGCGATGGATGATACTGTAATATGTGATATCTGTGGTGCCCAAATGGTAGGAGCGAAGTGCCGACTTCGCTGCCCTGTCTGCGGATATCAACGAGATTGAAGCGACCCTTAGCCGATCGGAGGTCGGCCCCATATGAGGAGTAGAGATGAATGAGTTAGAGATAGCCGCCCTTGAGTATGTCGAGCGAGGCTGGATGGTATTCCCTGTCCATACACCCACCGAAGCTGGTGGGTGTAGCTGTTCCAACGTTGAGTGCGAGAGTATCGGCAAGCACCCCCGCACTCAGCGTGGGCTGCACGATGCCAGCCGCAACCCCCAGGATATCAATCAATGGTGGCAGCGTTGGCCAGATGCCAACATAGGCATAGTCACAGGGCAAGAGCATGGCCTGGTAGTGGTAGACATAGACCTGCCGGGGCTAGATGAATGGCGAGACTTACAAGATATACACGGAGCGGTAGACACCCTGGCCGTATCCACTGGCAGCGGTGGTGAACACTACTACTTCCAGACCAACGGTACCAAGTACCGTAGCACCGCCTCACATATAGGCACAGGGATAGATACCAAGGGAGAGGGGGGCTATGTGGTAGCCCCTCCCTCGCTCCACGTCAGCGGAGACACCTATGACTGGCTGATCCACACGGACGATGACATCTTGCACCCCCTACCTATATGGCTGGAACCCAAGATGCCCATGTTCGATCCACCTACCAAGACAGTGGTGACCACCCCCACCACCAATGAGGAGCCGTGGGTATCTAAGCTGATACTAGAGGGTGCGTCCAAGGGGGAGCGCAACAACTCAGCCACATCCCTGGCCGGGTACCTGCTGAACCAGAAGAAACTACCTGTTGATATAGTGCTGGCCCAGCTCCAGCTCTTTGCTGAACGGTGTGACCCACCCATGTCCCTACATGAGGTGACCTCGGTGGTGCGCTCAGTGCAGCGGTATGCTGCTGACCTGAAAGAGGCAGGCACACCCTTCTTAGATATCCCTACCCCTGACTACCGTGAGCAGGGTGGATCCCTGGTATATACCTGGCCTGATGTGCGTATCACCGTCGAGCAACTACACCGTAACCACCAAGGGGTTCAGGCAGAGATGACCATCGAGCGGTTGCTGAACGACGGTGCCTCATCGGTCATACTGGTCGGTCCTATCCACCACGGATTGGTCTCGACCACATCACACAATGCCCTGGTTAAGCACCTAAACGACATAGACAAGGAATCCCGTACCAACTGGGCGGGACTACTGTCAATGGCATCCAGGCTGGGCGTTGCCCACCTCAGGACAAGCAGGCCAGCAGTAGACCTACGGGACTATATGGATCTGCCCTCTGACCGCTGGGCCTTGAGCCCTCTGGTACTGGAAGGAGAGCCCACCATACTGTTCGGTAATGGTGGGGAAGGTAAGTCGCTGACAGCACTAGCAGCCCTGCTATCCCTGGAGACAGGGATGTGCGTGCTACCAGGCATGGACATAACGCCCGGTCACCACGGGATATACCTAGACTGGGAAAGCACACCCGATAGACATGGTGTGCGGAGTAAGCAACTCCTGCTGGGTTCAGGGGTAGACCATAAGTCCACCGCCATCACCCACCATAGGTGCTACGGCCCTATCAAAGACCAGGCCCACCAGCTACGCAGGCTGATAGAGTCAGAGGGTGCTACCTTCGTGGTCATAGATAGCGCAGGCATGGCGTGTGGTGGTGAGCCCGAGAAGGCTGACTCAGCCCTCCAATTCTTCGACATCATCAATGAGTGGAACGTGAGTGCGCTGGTCATAGCCCACCAGACCAAAGACCAACGGCAGGGTATGCCATTCGGTAGTGTGTTCTGGCACAACTCAGCCCGTAGCACGGTAGAGGTACGGAAGGTGCAAGAGCATGGCTCCAATAGCCTGGCTGTGGGCCTGTTCCACTGGAAGTCCAACGACTCCTACCTGTTCGATCCCATCGGGTATCAATACTCTTGGTACGGTGAGGGTGACGAGACACGCATCAACGTGGAGCGAATAGAGGTACAGGAGATAGCCGAGTTAGCCGAGCACACCTCACTCACTGACCGGATCGTGTACCTGCTGGGTACCCAAGGCCCCATGACCCAGACGGACATAGCTGGTGAGCTAGGTGAGAACGCCGCCACGGTACGTGCCCGTATGTACGGTGGTAAACGATTCATTAAGTCTGACCATGTGAACGCACAAGGAGCAGTCTTATGGGAAGTCTCTTCGTCCTAGATGTACTCGGAGAGCCCAAGCCTTGGCAGGTATTCATCAGAAGGGGGGCACCCTCCGTAGGGTACCTTGCTTATAAGGCTTACCAGCTCAACATACAGGCCAAGGTGAAGGAGCACTGGCGTGGAAGGCCACCCCTAGAAGAAACACCCCTAGAAATACGCCTCAAGTTCTTCAGGGACTACCCCAACAGGCTACCTAAGAAGCCAGAGCTATACCAGCAACGGGTGATCGAAGCCCTATGCCGTAAGCCTGACGTGGATAACCTGGTCAAGGGAGCCATAGATGGTATCAAAGGTATCGTATTCAAGGATGACAACATGGTGGTCAAGGTGATCGCTGAGAAATCCTTCAGCCATGAGCCACATACGACCATCGAAATACTTGACGCAAAGGTATCTATGTTATAATCATTATACGGTTGTCTTTAGCACCGCGTGAGTACATAGGCTCACATCACCTCCTCATGCAATCGACCCCCGGTTCGGCACCGGGGGTCTTTTGCTGGGACAAAGAGGGAAGGGGACCTCTCAATCTACGTTCAGACAGTATGGAGAACCCAGTGGACATGACCACTGTCACTGTCATAGAAAGCTTTCTCTTTACGCTGGCATAGGCGACACGCACGCACACCCCAACCCGGATGTTCTCTCCACCAATGCCCGGTCCAACGACACAGCTTAATCATTCTCTAAAACCTTCATGCCCAAGGCTACGAGTCCACCCACCGTGCCTGTGGCTATCTCGACCATCCCCGCATTGATCGCATACCCCGTGATCAGCGAGAGCATGAACAGGGCCATGAAGATCTGGGGTCTTATCTTTCCTATCATTTCAATACCTCTTGGACAGCCAACCCTACCACCGCAACGGCGATTATACC